AGAAAATACACACATTAATGCAATCCATCTTCTAGTGTGCATAGTGTGTGGGTCTTTAACATCACGAGCCTTATCAGTCTGTTTAGCTGCAAATCCTGCTCGTTGCATTAGCATCTTTTGTTTCTCTGCTTCTGCCTGTCCTCGTTGGGATAAAATGCTCATAGCACCACCAAGTAAGGTAGAGCCAAGCATTGATATAAGTTCCATTGGTATCATAAACCACCTCCAAGAGGGTTACTTGACCGAGCTTTCATTTCATTAACTTTAGCATTTAATACTGCTATCTCAGCTTTATTAACAGCAATGTCTGCTGTCAAAGGTTTTATGTCTACTGATTTTTGAGATTCTAGTACATTAATTCTTTCGATTAGTTTTCCTTGGAAGATTGCAAATCCCAGTAATGTAATTATGAGTGAGCCTATTCCAAGCCATTCTTTTACTCCCATATCAATATCCTCTTATTTGTTTTAAATGTTCTTCTGCCCTTATGCGATTGTCTATAGATTCCTGAAGAATCTTTTGACTCTTTGCCACAGGGTCGTTATATGTAACTTGGCTCTGAGCATATATATCTCTAGTATCAATGTACTGTCTCTGGTCATAATAATCTCCTCCATCAATATTTAATTGATTTATAAATATATTATTGTTTGTATTGCCGTAATTGTCCAGCTTAATGGGGCTTTCCATAGCCTTAGCCACAATGAGGGAAGTGGCGACCAGTCTTTGGTCTACTCGTTTAAGAGTCTCATTAACTTTTTTCTCTATAGATTCTACTGTAATAGCTTGATTACGGACTCTAACAGTTCCTTCAGTCCTGCTTTCTTCCACCGATTCACCTCGGCTTTCGATGGGTTCTTCTCCTGTAGCAACAGTTTCAGTTCCTCCATCTCCTGATTCACCTCCATCTGTTTCTCTTTCTCCGACAGGCTCATCTACTTCTTCAGCAACGACTGTATCTTCTGAACTATCACTATCAGAAATAACTTCATCATTTTCAGATATTGTAGGGGTTTCATCATTAGAGTTTTCTGCAACTGTGCTTTCTTCTCTAGGCTCTGTAGTAATTCTTTCTTCTGTTGCTCTTGGTGTTTCTCCATCTCCTGTTCGGCTAACTTCTTCTGTTGTAACTTCTCCATCTGCTCTTGTGCTAACTTCTTCGCGTACAAGTTCTGGCTCAGTGATTCCGCTATTGTCTGTGGCTTGGAAGTCGGTCTCCCGTTCTTGGTAGACTTCTTCGGTAAAGAACTCTTGGACAATTTCGTTTGCTTGGGTAGTGTCAAAACTTTCTCCTGTTTCAAAGAAGACTTCTTCAACTTGGATTTCTGTTGAGATTTCTTCGAAGGTCGTTGTACTGTCATATGTCATCTCCTGAAATACATCAACAACTCCAGCGTTTAACTCCTCAATAGCCTGTGGCTCAAAGTAAAACTCTTCTATGATAGACATTTCTATCATTGGTTGTTCTGTCATTTCAAAGTTAAATTCTTCTTCTGGTACATACTCATAGAAGTCTATATCTTCTACTGCATTATATACTGATTCATTCATAGTTTTTAAGTTATTTACCTGACTTACATCTAAGACACTATACTCTACTACTAATGTAGGATTTTTTAAGTCTACTGCTCTATGAGAGGTAGACTGAGATGACTCAGTAAAATCAAACCTTACTCTAATGTTATAACTTGATTGACTGTTAATACCTTGTGTATAGCTGTCTGTATAAGTTTCATACGAACCACAGTTATATCCGCTACAACCAGGGATAGCTACATCTCTTATCTGTGTAGTGACTGTGCCACTTACGTCAGTTATAGTTTGAGTCATCTTAACTTGTTGGTCGTAGGCGTTCCAGCCCCATATATCAGCACCCAGTGTAGATGTCCAACCCCCATTGATTTCTGATTGATTGAGTGTATCTCCTAGTGTAATAGTGTTTTCTATAAAATCTCCATGAACAGCGGCAACTGTACTGTTGCCATGATTGTGAGATGGGTCATTACAATTCCAGCCTCCATGACCTTGATTGTTATTAAAGAATTGTTGTGGCAACAAGTTACCAGTAGTTTCTGCAAACAAAGTTAATGGAAATAGTAATATTAAATATCTCATTCTCTTACAGGCTCGTAAATCCATATCTCATTAGCTCCGTAGACTTTCATCTCACCTAATGTAACTGAGTGTGTAGTAGCACAGCTTGATAATATTAAACTAAATAACATTGCTCTAATCATTCCAAGTCATACTGGTTTTATTATCTCCAGTAGTCCTAAGTTCTCCTTTTCTTTTCTCCATCCATCTAGCTTTTGCTTGCTCTCCAATCATCCCCTCAATGGGGCATGGCGTGCCGGCATCCATCATAGCTTGCCACACATCAACGTCTTGACACATAAGTGAAATTGCTGCCACCTTCATTCCTAATTTAGATAAAACAGATACTGATTTTCTTCTTTCACAGTTAGGGTCTTTATAGTAGCTTCCAAATGTACCACTGAAACCAATAACTGTAACACCAGCTGCCAACGGTATAACGCAACTGTCCTGGCCATAGACACTCATAGCAGGTGCTGATGAGCCGTTTACGGCTGTTTTAGTATTACTACTATTGTTTGTTTCATTATTTGTTGTACTGTTAGAAGATGAGCCTGATTGATAGGTCGTTGCTGATTCGTACCCACCAGTAATTGCTGTGTTAGAACCAGCGTTGTTTGATTGAGTATTAGTTGTACTTCCAGATGAAGTAACATCTGCTATTGCATTCTCTATACATAAGATAAGAATGAACAAGGCTAAGATGCCCAACCCTTTTAAGACTTTCTTCCGCATTTCCATTTTCTTAAAGCCAATGCTTTCCTCGTTGGTCTGCCTTTAGAATCTTTCATTGGGCCTTTAACGCCACCCATTCTCGCACAAAAACTTGCTCGTCTACCTGCAGCTTTAGAACCTTTAGGGGCTTTACCTGTTACTGGAGGTTTAAGCTTAGAGCCAGTCTTTTTATTAAAGTGGGCTCTACCTGCTGCATTTAAACCACCCGTTGGGTTTTGATGTTTTTTTAGTACCATTATCCTCTCGCTATTTTTTTTGCTGTTGCTGATAAATCTTTAAAATGCACAACGGGTTTGGAACTTGAAGTATGCGTTTTGCCTGTATGTATTTTACCTCCAGGCATTTTATGAACAGTGCCTTTAAATTCCTTACCTGTCTTAAAATAATGTTTAGTTCCTGCTGCCATTATTTACATGACCCTGGTTTCTTAACCATTCCGCCACTTCCGTACTTCTTCTTCTTGTTGTTTTTATTTGTAACCATTCCACCATACATATATGATGTAATAACTTTACTTTCTGATGTTTTATTTCCTTTTTTCATTATAGTAACCTCAATAGTTGTGTGAATTTGTCTGTCATTAATATAAATATAACTAAAGCTCCCCAAATAACATACTTAAATCTAAAAACTTCTATCTTTACATCTCTCATGTCTGCTTCAATATGCTGTAAATGATTGTTCTTTATATCATGTATGTCTTTTTTAATAAGTTCAACTTCAAGAGTTAACTCATTATTGTCTTTCATTTCTTTTATTTTAGCTTCCATTTTTTACAGCTTCCGTTTGGTCTATTACATTTGTTACTGTATTAATCTCTTCTAATTCAGGTTCTTCTATTACTACACAACCTTCTATCATTGTTTTACTTCTAGCAATAGTTCCATTAGGGAACATTAACAAAGGTGTTTGTTTATAAAATGACATAGTTTAATACCATAGTTGAATCGTTAGCTAAAGTCCCACCTGATTTATTTGTTACACTGACTTTAAAAGAGCCTGCTGCTACTGTATGTATATCTACATGACATTTAAGACTACATGTTGCTATAACTACTGACGTAGCAACACATTTATTAGATGTTACAGTAAAGTCTGCTAGCACAGCATCATTAGCTAAAGTTCCATCTAAAGTTAAAGTGTGGGATATGTTGTAATTATTTTCAGTAAAATTACCAGTGCTACTTGCTTCATCAGAAGTAGCGGCTGATTTTGTTAGGAGTATTCCTGAGCCAGTTTCTGCTGTGAATACGTTTGCAGTAAACTTAAAGTCATCTGCGTTACCTATTTTAATATCTATTTGGTCGTCTGTACTAGAATGTATAGTTGTGTCGCCATCTGCATCTAATATAAACTCGGCTCCGTTTAAATCCCTAGCTTCTATTTGTATGTCTTCAAACAACTTAGCATTAGGTCTAAGTTCAAATCTATCACCTGCTGTAAAAGCTCTAGCTGATGTATTGTCTTGAGCTCGTGTAACAGTCATAGAATCAGTAGAACGTGCAGTAACTTTTACTACTTCAAGATTATTTGAGCTATCAATAAGCGTCCCATAAAAGTAATCACTAGAACTAGTAGTAGGAAACTTAGCTCCTTGTCCTGAAGTAAGAGCTACTGTTGTAACTGAATTATTAATACCAGAAGCTAAAGTTCCAAACGCATTGTTTTTTATTTTAACTCCCATTTGTTTCTCCTATAAAGCTAAAGCTATTGTTCCGTTAGTTCCTACCACTGGCATATCTGCAAAGGCAAAGTAAACATAGTTGTAAGTATAGTTGTGAACTCCATCTGTATCTCTAAACTTAACTCCGTTAGACATGAAATCCATATCTCCAGCGTTTGCATTTTCTGCAACAGAACTATCGAGCACTAATTTTTGTTCTACTCGGTTTCCTTTTCTTCCAGGATTTCCATTATCACCACCTTGATTACCCTCTATAAATCCTCTAGCAGTATCGGATAAAATCCAACTCTCATTTCCACCAGTTCTTTTAGATACAAAAATTTTTGGTCTAAAGCCTGTGTAAACAGTTGCACCATTTGCATTGTTATGACCACGATATTCTCCCATTTTAGAATACCCTTTAACTTCTCCCCAAACATAAGCTATGTATTTTCCACCACTAGCATTTAAAGAAGCATGAGTACCAATTGTAAATACTGAAGAAGTTGGTTTTGTATCATTCCACCTATCTGCTGAATCAACATCACCTGATGCAGTAAACTCTAAATAATCAGTTTCTCTATCAGCAGTAATTGTGTCGCCACCTATATATACTTCCCAGTTTTCTGATGCTTCTAATCTTTTAATCCACATCATTTTAGGTGCTATAGAAAGACCATGTTTTATCGTTCCTGCCGAGCCTGTGCCTGTGTATTCAATTATTGAAAAACCACTGGTTGTATTAGCTTGATAAACTGATGCAATACTTGCACCATTTGCACCAGCATTGTTTGTAGTTTTTGAACCACCATTAGCTTTCATGCCCCATGAACAAAAATAATTTCCATTCTTGTTTCCTATTGGGTCAGATGACATGGTTGCTATAGTAAATCCAGTGCTTGTAAATGCAGTTAAACTTGCATCAATAGTATTAGTTATATCCTGAGCATTGTTTTGTGATTGTGAAGAACTAAATTTTAACCATTTCTTAATTCCACGAGATGAATCATAAACACCCCAAGCGTGTGCTTCAGTCCTATCTTTAGTCCAAACAAAATCAGGTTTGAAAGACATAGTGTTAATTGTAACTGCTGAGCTACTGCCATTATATACACTTGCTTCTACATGGTCTTTAGGTTTTGCTACTGTTGTATATGCCATAATTATCTCCTATCCATAGTCTTTTAAATTCTTTGTACACATTGCATAGAAACCTGATGGTGGTGCATATTCAAAAATTCCTTGACCAGCACCATCTGCATTTCCACTTGATACCGCTGTCGTTCCGAACACCCCTCTGCCAAAATTACAATAC